GGTCAATCATAACCCACCATTCACGATTGAACTGGAACTCGTCAGCGCAACCCTTGAAGTTAGGATTGGTGTAATCTAATTCCCTTAGTTGCTCGTAGGTATCTCGGTCTAATATGTTGCCGAAGCTAAATATCTTTTTGAGGCGCATTGTGTATTTGTTCAAGTTTAGTGAGGTAAAGGATTGCATCTTGCAGCTCTTCCTTTAGGTGCGTTATCCATTGACCTGTGTTTAAATCACTTCTGTCCATTGTAGTTCCGTACTTTGATTTCCCTACAAGTTCACGTCTACGCATATCTTCTATTACTGCTGCTAATATTTTACTGTCCATTATTTGTCGGTTTTGCTATGTATCTTAAAACAAGTTTTGCACTTGTATTGTATTTTCTTTACACCCGTTGCGGTTGTTCTACGAAGTGAAATAATCAAATCATCGCTTCCACATTCAGGGCAAGAGCCTCTGTCTTGTCCGAAGATAACTCCGTAATGTGTTTTAGGTTCTATGTGGTTTTTAAGTGCGTTAAATACTTGCTCTAATAACACAACGTCCTTCTGGCAGTACTTAATCATTTTAGCCATCGCCACTTTGTCCTTATGCAAGACAATGTTCTTCCATAAACTATATTCGGTCTTTATTTTAGTGCCAATGCCTAAGTAATCAGCTATATAATTTAGCTTGTTGCTATTAAATCTAAACTTTTGACGTGCTACTTTTAGCGTGTCGATTGTAACGTACTTAGGAAACATTTCTATGCCGTGAAACAAACAACGTGTTCTTATCCACGCTAGGTCGAACTTGTCGCCATTATGTCCTACTAATTCCGAAGCAGTATTGGCTACTTCTACAAAACTTTGTAGCATTCTTTTGTCATTCTGTTTGCTATCCCATTCCAAATGGTAAACTTCTTTTTCGTCTTCCCACTTATAGCAGATGCAAATAATAGCACGTTCTTTAATAATGCTATCGGCAGTTACATTAAGCTTGTAACCTGCGCTCCAGAAAAAGCCAATGTTAGGAGAGGTTTCGATGTCAAAGAATAGTCGTTTGCGTTTTGATTTTAGCATTGTTTATTTTTGGCTGAATTTATCTATTGTAGTAGTACCCATTGCAGCAATGCAAATAACCATTACGGCATCTACAAGTTTATCCGAAGGGGCAATCTCTTGATGCGTGAAGCTATTAGCTAATAAGGTAACACAGATAAATAAAGCCGATAGTAAAGCAATAACTCGCTTTGTAGACACGCTACCTCTTTCGTCTGATAATAAATTGGCTAACCATTTCATATTTTATATTTAAGGTGTGAAGTATAATTTTGACTCAGATGCTCTACGTTTTGTAAGACCTGCAAGAACTTTGCCACCTGCTTTATCCCACTTAGCAAACTCTAAAGCTATTGAAGGGTCATTAGGGTTAGCATTTACCTTCTTTAGTAAAGTAGAGCTTTTTAGGTTACCGATACCTGCGTTATAGGCAAAGCTTGTAAGGGCTGCGAATTGATTAGGAGTAACTGTGCTTTTAACTAATGAAGCAACCTTATCAGCAAACTCTTTAGCTATAATTTCAAATAACTCATTTGCTCGTTCTTGGCTAATCTTATCTCCAGGTTTAACTTTACTTGCGTCATTATAAAACGTATTACCAAAACCAATAGTCCAATGCCCTGCACTGCATTGATAAGAAGTTAATTTGCAGCCTTCGTAGAATTTAATAAGGTCTTTACCTTTGTCGTTTAATTGCATCTTATTTTATTTGTGAGTATAGAAATAATGTTAGCATAGCAAACAAAACAGAATTAAGCCTATGAAGTTTTAATTCAAAGTTCATATCCTTTTCGTACTGCTCGTAAATTGCTATGTTTTTATAATACCTATTACGATAGTCGTTTAACGTATCGTTTGATATTTTATTGCGTTGGGTAAGGGTATCTTTAAGGGTAAGTAGATCAATGCGAAGGCTATCCCTTGTTTTGATGTTAGCTTTAATTAAGCTATCTATTCGTGTGTTTTGGTAGCTTACTAAATTAGTTAGGCTATCAAATGAGTTGTTAATCTTTTCGCCTTCTGTACGGCTAATAACAATCTTATCCTCGCCGCCTATCTTCTTAACGTATTGGGCGTAACTGAAACTTGGTGCTATTAGTATCAACAGAATTAGCGGAGTCCAATTTAGCCTTAACTTCATTTAGTTCCGTTTTTAATTCTTTTACTTCTTGTTTTAAGGTAACAATAGTTTTTACTGTCTTAGTTATTACCTTCTTATTATCCTGAGAAGCCACACCCTGCACCGCTTCACTTTGCACTTGGCTTTGTTTTACTTTGTGTTGTAACTCTTTGATTTGATTGTCGGCTTTAGTTCCGCAACCTATCAAAGCTATTAATAATAAATAGCGCATTACTTAAACTTTTTAAGAGCCTTAAGGTCTACTGCCATTTCTAAACGAGCCGTACTTGCTGCGTTACTGCTATCGCTCTTACGCACCATTTCATACAAGCTTCCTATCTTTTCGTCTTGCTTTTCGTTACGCTTTGCATTGTCGATATAGAGGTAACTAATACCGCAGATACATAAAAATAGCATACCAACGACAGGGTTCTTGCTAAACTCTTTGAATGAAATCGGTAACGGGTTAGCCGATACGTTTACGCTTCTTGCTGCTTTTGCCATATTATTTACGTTTCCAAAAGAATAAGATTAGCGTAATTATCAAAATAAGGGCAATTAGAGCCTTATAAAATTCGCTAAAGGACTTATCCTTAGTTTTAGTTATCTTCGAAATTTGGGTACTTTCTGTGCGATTGAGAGCCATTGAGTCCGTCTTGGTCTGCTTACTATCCGTTTGTTTCTCTTTTGTGCCTCTTGTGTAGGTCTCCGTGTACTTAGGAATTGTAATCATACTATCCTTAGTAACCCACAAAGTATCGTAGTAAGTAATGGTCTTGGTAAAATACTCTTCCTTTTCTACTATTTTAGTTACGCTATCTAAAACGACTACACGCACCGAGTCAAAGGTCTTGACAACAGTGCTATCTAAACGCTCCGATGCCTTCTTAACTGAGGCGCAAGACGTAAGTAATAAGGCTAAAAGAATTAATCTCATTTAAGCTTTTTAGTCATTTTGTAGTAATATCGGATAGCCATACCGCCAGAAACAATAGCCACCAAACTTGCAATCAATGTGAATAGTGGTTGAATACTTGTAATGCTTATAGTAGCACTAATTAAAGATACGATTGTTGATTGGTCTGCTTGGTGGTTATTTTCCATTATAGTTCTTCTTCTTCTTGTTTGTTAAATTCGATGCCTGTAGTCCAATCTTCTAAGAAAGTAAAGTCCTGTAAGCCTTCTTGATTGACTACGTTAATTATTTGAAAGTCAAATTCTTTATCATTTAAAGCCTCGATGTCCTTAGTAAGCTTCTTGATACCTTCCTTTGTGAACCGATAAGACCCTTTGTCGTCAAGTAACAAGCAATCCTTATCGTCGGTTTGGGCATTGTCTAAACGCAAGATTTCTACTTCGGTGTTATAATCATCGTGGTAAGTCTTAAGCTTACTATAAATTTTGAAAAGCTTTTTCTGGGTCTTGGTGTCCTGATTGCCAATAACGGCATTGATGTTACTTACTAATTGTAATAGTTGTTTGTTTTTCATAGTTGTTTTTTTTGTAAAGTTATATTAGATTTCTGTATTTTCTACATAATCGCCTACGATTGTAACATTGATTTTTGCAGCTATCCAGTCATACGCATATTGGTTTGTCTGCCAATCAGCATAATCTTGCCCTTCCATTGTCAAGTTGCCTTGAGATAGTTGCGCTTGTGTATCGCTTAATAGCGCATAGTAAAAGGTTGCAGAAGTGCTTAAATTGTCATTGATGCAGTATGAGTTTAAGATAACTGCTGTACCTAAGTTTAGTGGGAATACCACTGGTTCGATTTGTTTCATTTTTATTTTGTTTTATAAGCTTGTTACAGTTTCCCAAGCTGCGCCTGTGTAAACCGCTAATTTATTTAAAGTTGTATCGTAAACCATTAATCCTGGCGCTGGTGTTACTATTGCATTTTTTTGTGTGGTAGTCATTCTAGGCGGTAAAAATCCATAAGTAGTTGATACTAAATTTAAAACAGCAGATGAAACAAAATCTGATAAAGTATGACTTTGCCCCATTACAGTCCTTCCACCACTTCCAAAAATAGAAATTACATCACTTCCTTGTGAATTAAAAACCATTCTTTGATTTCCACCACCCGATTCTGTTCTGTATGCTATACTACCTCTCCAATTACTAACACCACCACTATTATCTAATGACAAAGTTACATCACCAACTGATTGATTTCTCTGTACAGTTAATGTTGTTGCTACTTGCATTGTAGATTGCACCCTTGCAGTACCATTTACATCTAACCTAAAGCCTGCGTCTGTTGATGTATTTATTCCTACGTTACCTGTTGTTTGTAATACTAATTGACTTGCTCTACCTGCAAATGTTCCTAGTATTAATTTTTGGTCTGCACCTGCACCAAAATAATCTCCATAAATTCTTGTTTCTCCTGCCGTTGTAAGATTTATATTTAATGCTTGTGTTCTCGCACTGTTCAGAAATAATGCTGAACCGCCACCTGCTCCTACGACTTGTAATGTGTAACCTGTAGCAATTTGACTCGTCGTATTAAATAAAGCTACCCCACTTTGCATTCTAAAACCTGCATTTGTCACCCCCGTAAACGCTCCATTAGTAAACGTAGGGTTAATATCTAATCCTACTAATACATCATTGTTTGCTGCTGCTACTAAGGTAGTGTTTATTAATCCACCTCTTGCTATTGCACCGCTTGCAGTTTCAGAGCCACCTAATGTGAACTTGGTTGAAGCAAGAGCAGTTGTTGTTCCTATAAGTAAATCGCCATAAATAGCGGTTGTTACTGTTGAAGCGTTACCTATTGAAGTTGTGTTAGAACCTAATCCTACAACATCGTAACCTATTACAATTTGATTAGTTTGGGAAGATGCAAGTGGATAAGCCTGATAACCAATAAATATTGAGTTATTAACTATTGTTGCTGGTGATACTCCACCTGATATAAAAGTTCCAGCATTTGTTCCAATTGCTGTGTTATTGCTTCCTGTTGTATTAAAATATAAAACATCTGTTCCAATTGCAGTATTTTGTATTCCTGTTGTATTTGAAAATAAGGTTACATACCCAAGTCCTACATTGTAACTTCCACTTGTATTAACTCTACCTACTTGATAACCTAAAAACATATTTCCGCCTGTTCCTGTATTTGCCCCACTACCTGCTTGGAAACCAAATGCCATATTTTGATTTGTTGTACTTCCCGTACCTATTCCAAGATTCATTGTATTTAGAATCATATTCCCCTGTACTCTTGCAGTACCATTAACGTCAAGACGGAAACCTGCGTCTGTGAATGTGCCTCCGTTTTGGATTACTACATTTCCTGTATTATATATCCTTAGCTTTTCTGTAACAGTTCCAGTATTTGGAGTAAAAAAACTCAATGTTTGATTACCCGTGTTAGTTAATGATATTGCTGCAATTGCAGAACTTATAGGCCCATTTGTATTTGTTGTTAAAGTTAATTGTGCTTGTGCGCCTGCAGTTGTTGAGCTATTATATAACCTTAATTGTTGTGCAGCACTATTTGATATTATTGCTTGTTCTGTTGATATTAATGCAGTTCCTCCTACTGTTAAAGTAGATTGTAATCTTGTTGTTCCATTAACATCAAGAAGGAAACCACCATCAGAATATGTACCACCATTTTGAATTATTACATTACCATTAGAACGAACTTGTAATTTTGTGCTTCTATTTGCTCCTGTTGACCCTGTAATTAAATTTATAAGTTGTGGGGCAGAACCAGAAGAGGCATTTGACTCAGCTTCAAATTGTATAGCTGAAGCAAGTTGTTGCTGTGTTCCGTCATAAGCAATTCCAACAAATGATGCAATCCAATCTCCAGCTTGTACTGCCGTTGGAGATAATAAAGTTCCTTTTGATTTAATACTACCAAAAATCGCTCTATGATTTGGGTCATTAGATGCAACAGTATTTATTATACCGTTTGTACTATTTTCTTTTGCAAGATATATTGCAGATGTAGTTTGAGATAATATTGCATTTATAGGTGCTCCAATCCCTAATCTACCATTTACATTGTCCCAAGCAAATGCAGCGTTACTTGTTAAACTTGTAGTACCATTAAAGTAAGCTACCTGTCCACTTGCACCTGTTCCTGTTATTGGGTTAGTTAAAGCGTTTTGCTTATTGTTAAAAGTAGTCCAATCTGCACTTGATAAAGCACCACGATTAGTAGCACTTGCCGTAGGTAGATTGAAGGTATGGGTAGCCGTTGCACTTGAAATATTAAAATCCGTTCCACTTGTACCCGTTGCAAAAGTTTGACTTAATGCAGTTAAAGTATTTAGTGTAGTAATACCACCTGCATCTGTTCCATTAACCCAAGCAGTGCCGTTGTATTTTAACACCTGCCCGTTTGATGGACTTGATAAAGTTACATCGCCTAATTGTGTTAAAGTATAATCGCCCTCGGTTGCAACTACTACGCCCGTTCTACCAAACACCGACAAAACAGGGTTAGGTATAGGATAAGCACCTGCAACATTAATATCTATTTGTTGAGTAGTAGCATTAACATCTACTATTTCGTTTGTAACATTAATATCTATTACATCGTTATTAA